CATATTATGTTTCTCGAGGAGGTATTCGTTTATAATAAAAAACCCTTAAAACCAACAAAAAATGGCAAAACCAAACATTTTTAATTCGGTACAAGTACAAAAACCGAAGAAAAACGTATTTGACTTAACACATGATGTTAAGTTATCAGGTAAAATGGGAAATCTTATACCCGTTTTAGTTAACGAGTGCGTACCTGGAGACACATTTCAGATTGGATGTGATTCACTTATTAGGTTTGCACCTCTTACTGCACCAGTAATGCATCGTATGGATGTTTCGGTACATTATTTCTTTGTACCAAATCGTATATTATGGGATAATTGGGAAAAATTTATAACAGATGCAAATTCTCAACACGTATTACCATTTATTGATATTTATAATAATAGTGGTGGTACAGATTGGAATGCACAAAGATTGAAGTTTGCTGATTATTTAGGTGTTCCACCACCACCATTAGGCACTTCATATTCAGACAGACAAGCAATAAATGCGTTACCATTTGCTGGTTATCAAGCAATATATAATGAATATTATAGAGATCAGAATTTATGTCCTGAAATTGACTATAAATTAAGAGATGGTAATAATTGGTCTAATCAAACTGATATAGAAAGATTAGGAAATATGCGCAACCGCGCATGGGAGCATGATTATTTTACTGCATCGTTACCATTTGCACAAAAAGGCGCAGCAGTAGATATTCCACTTGGAGAGATTAATGGAAATGCTCAAGTATATTTAAATAATCCAAACGGAGGCACTACTTTAACAGGAGCACCATATAATGCTATTGCAGACCAGTTAATAGATGGATCTATAGATCCTGATGCATTATTAGCAAATACAGATGGAATGGAATTAGGAGCTACAACAATTAATGATCTACGTCGTGCATTTAGATTACAAGAATGGTTAGAGAAAAACGCACGTGGCGGAACACGTTATATTGAGAATATTCTTATGCATTTTGGAGTAAGAAGTTCAGACAAGCGTTTACAAAGACCAGAGTATATTACAGGAGTAAAAACACCAGTAGTAATAAGTGAAGTTTTAAACACAACTGGAGAAGATGGAGGATTGCCACAAGGTAATATGGCAGGTCACGGAGTAGCAGTATCAACTGGAAAATATGGTACATATTTTTGTGAAGAGCATGGATATATCATTGGAATTATGTCCGTTATGCCAAAAACTGCTTATCAGCAAGGTATCCCAAAAACATATCTTAAAAATGACCCTCTTGATTTCTTTTGGCCTTCATTTGCACATATCGGAGAGCAACCAGTAATTAACAGCGAAATATATGCGTATACCGCGACACGAGATGATACTTTTGGTTATGTCCCTCGTTATGCTGAGTATAAATTTATGCCTTCTAGGGTGGCTGGTGATTTCCGCACTACGTTGGATTATTGGCATTTAGGCCGAATTTTTGCCAACCAACCAGCATTAAACCAAACATTTATTGAATGTACCCCCGAACAATGTGATAGGATTTTCGCAGTACAGAGCGAAGAAGATTATTTATTCTGCCACGTTTTAAATAAAATACGTGCAGTAAGACCTATGCCTAAGTTCGGAACACCAACGTTCTAATGTCAACAAGATGTATAACACCATTTTACAAGAAATTGGAAGTCGTAAACGGAGTCACTACTGGTTACGTTCCCTTTCCATGTGGGAAATGCCCACCTTGTATGAGAAGAAGGGTTTCAGGATGGAGTTTCAGGTTAGTAAAACACGGAGAGCAGAGCAATTCTGCTCTCTTTGTAACTCTTACATACAACGAGGAAAAAGTACCATTAACAAAAAATGGTTTACAAACATTAGTGAAAGCAGATTTGCAAAAGTTCTTTAAAAGATTGAGAAAACTAACTAATGAGAAAATATCTTATTATGCGGTTGGCGAGTATGGGGATAAAAGTGAACGCCCCCACTACCATATTATTCTTTTTAATGCTAATCATGGAATCGTTGAGGCTGCTTGGCGTATTGATAGTGTGGATATTGGTCACGTTCATTTTGGCGATGTTTGTGATGCCAGTATTGGATACACACTTAAATATATTTCGAAAGAAAAAAGAATACCAACCCACAATGGAGATGATAGACAAAAAGAGTTCTCAGTTATGAGCAAAGGATTAGGAGCAAATTATTTAAACGAAAAAACTATTAAATGGCAAAAGCGAAAAGTAGAGGAAAGATGTTATTTGCCATTAAAAGATGGAAAAAAGGCATCAATGCCGAGGTATTATAAAGACAAACTATATAAAGAT